TATCATTCATTTTATCACCTTCTCGTATCTATCTAACAACATCTTAGCCAAATCATCATGTCCTAAATGTTGTATGATTGTTATTGCATCTATCGCTATTCTATATATTGAGTCGTTCATTCTACTACCCCCAATCTAGGAGACACAACAACATAAGGTTCACTATCCTTCTTCAATAGAATAGTAGTCTCACAACCTATTTTATTAGCCCACTTCTTTATTTCACCATATAGTTTTTTACAGTCTGTATATTCTTTAAAATACACTCTTGCTATACTAGTTCCATTAGGTGTAGTGTCCAGTTTAGAAACTACCGTTCCGTTATCAAATTCATAGTGCATATTATCACACCCATGAATCCTCTTCCGCCGCATCGCACATACTAAAATAACTACAATGAGAACAGGTCTTAAAGAAAAACTTAGTTGGAAATACCTTATTTTCATAGGCGTGTATTAACTTAGCGATATTATTTAATACTGATTGCCTAGCCCTTAGTTTACCATTCTTATATTTATTTGATTCAGCAAATACATAATTAGCCGCAGGATAATACCAACCCCAATGAGTGACCGGAACATCGGGTTCTAATCCATTTTTAATTAGAACTTCTTTCGGTGCATTCTCAATAAGTAGTTGATAGAAAGCCATTTCTTTTCTCATTGAAGTTTTCTTTCCATCATTCCACCCACCAGTCTTATACTCAAATGGGACATAGCCACCATTCTCCATAAAGATTCTATCTATAATACCTTGAATATGTATTTTGTAGTCTCTACGCAAAGGAAAATTAGGGTTTGTATCAGCAGGAATTATAATTTCAGCATCAAATAGCCCTTCATTACAAACAGGCAAATACTCATGCACTTTATCTTCGGCCTTAGCATCCATAAACCGTTGAGCCTCAAAAGCGGCGACTGTCATAGATATGTCAAAATACTCATCAATTGGTGTAAGACTAGCGCAATAATCATGCAATTCATCAGCAGTCATAATCTCCGCTTTCTTAACATCAAAATCGTCAAAGAAGTTTTCTCTATGAACATGTAATATAGTTCCTTTACGCATGGCTTCTGTTTGGTCTTGCGGTAATCTTTGAATATAACTAAAGTTATATTTCTTAGCGCACCAATCAAAAGAACCCAAAGAAGATTTACTAATCTTCAATATAGGTTGTGACGGGTCATCGTAATTCTCCGGCTTCCAGTCATAAGTATATTCATCCATTGCTTTTATTATTGTATTATATTTTTCATCGTTATTCAAAACCATTCCTCCAAATTTGTTTGTATTTTGCCCGATTTGATATTAGACAAATCCCAATTCATAGCCTTATAAATTGGTTCAGCCTTCTTTATTACTTGCTCGGCATAGTGTTGATAATCGGGTTTATACTTATCAAAATCAACATACCGAGAACCTGCTACATATTCAACAGTCTTCACTTCTTTAGTTAATGGGTGTGTAAATGCTTCACCGGACTTTGATACCTTTAGGTATAAGTAAGAGTCGTCGAATGTAATGTCGTTTTGTTTAGCATGCAATACACCTGCTATGCCCGAACCTATTGTTGGTTTCTTACCATCTAAGGTTTTGAAGTTCTTTACATCTTCACCGCACTTTTTACACCATCTTAGAGGTAAACATTCGTGTAAGGTATATCTTTTATTACAACCCCATTTGTTTTCTGTAGTCTTACCACACCTAACTTTTAGTCTGTTTTCTTTAAGCCTACTTCTCTTAATAATGTCTTGTAGTTCAACTTCTCCATTTAGCACTGACATGTATTTATTGTGTAAATACTTGTTAATTTCTAACATTGGCTTTTCATTCACCCACATAGTCAATACATCAGTTTGAACTTGTTTAGCAAGTTTGGTTTCACTAACTCTCTTAGCGGTAAAACCTGTCATAATAAACTCCGGCTCATCTAGCCATTCTCCATCTTTCCAAGTTATCATACCTGCATTTCTATTCTTAGTTGTGCCAACACCTAATGCTGAATAGTATTTCTCAAATTCTAGCACTACGGGGTGTTGGTCTAATCCCATAACATTAGGGAAGTGTTCTCTAACACTAGACTCTATTTCTTTAATAGCGTCTTGTGCTTTCTCTACAGAATCAATTTGAACATAGATTGAATCCGTATGCCCGTAAACTACCTTCATTTTATCACTTCCTAAAGTAAGTTAGTATAGGAAAGTAATGTGCATCAAAACCATTTTGTTTCTTTTGTAGATGTTCTTCAATTTCTAAAACTGCTTTCTTAACTTGCATGGTTTGTTCTAGCATCTTAAACATTTCATCTAATTCATTCTCTAATGCTTTAATTTTACTTTCTAGTCTTTCATTTTCCTTTAGGAAAACCTTTTCTAATGTTGCTATTCTTTCTTCTAATCTATCTATATCATTCATATTATCACCGTTATTATTGTTATGATGGTTATGATGTTCACGATATTTACCATCATCAATATCTTATTGCTTCTTGCTATCATAGCAAGTAAGTCTTCTAGCAGTTCATTAGTCTTGTCCATCATTGACATGACTATCTACCTCTTTTTTTATTTTCTTTAAGTGTTCTATTAAATCAACACATGATTCCATAAAACTACTATAGTCCACATGAGAGTATTCTGTGGCAGGAGAAAGCATCCAAATGCTATTGAATATACTTCTACTACCCTTGATTCCAAAAAGAATAGAAACTAACGCAATTAAAGTTTCTTTCATTTCTTGGAACTGCTCATGGTGGGGACAGTGCATGTGGCAAAAATTACATCTAATTTTACTAGGCGGCTCTCCGTTTTTGCTTGGTATCATTATATGAGTTAAACTCCTACACGGCTCTCCCTTAGTGGTGTGAGAATCACACTTGAAGATGTCGTCACTCTCCATGACTATCTGCTCCTTGTTTTATTTCAATAATAGTTGCTCTACGCTTTAAGTTGGTTAGCATTTCTATTATATCGTTAATGTCTTTTTCTGTTTCTTTCCATGTTTCTTCACTATCGTATTCTACTTTAGTTGTTATGTATTTTGTGTATTTCATTAGTCCTTCCTCCTATAAACTCCATCCCCTAGTCTTATAACTAGGTCATCTCTCTTACAAAGAACATAACCAATACCTTGTGTATTGCCAATATAGGGGCTAGTTCCTCTTCGTAGTATTATAGTATCTAATACATTCGCTACAGTAAACTCACCTTCTAATTCACTTACTGCCTCTATTATCCACTTTTCAAAAAATTTATTCATGCCCTAACATCTCCTCAAATGCTTTTATCTTATTCTTCATTCTTGTGTTAGAACTCTTATAGCCCTTCACTAGTTTAGTTAATTCTTTAACTTCTTCTTGGGCTTTCTGTGCTTTAGTCATAGAAGAAATAATAATGTCTTTTAATTCACTAATCTTTTCTTCTATTAGTTTCTCTACAATTGGCTTAAGTCCTTTAGTTATTTGGTGTTGAACTTCAACTCCAATAGTGCTATGTAATACATCAATAGAAGTTGTTAATTCTGCAACCTTCTTATCTAAAGATTCTATAGTTTCTATAGCGTTCAAAGTATTATTTGCCATAACTTTATATCTATTTTTTCCCTTTTGTCCTTTACAAGATTCACAAATCTGCTCTCTTGATTTCATAGAGAACTTTCTAAAAGTTACTCCACACGCTCTACATATTGTTGTTATACTCATTTTTATTCCTCTTCCTTTTTTGGTTTCACTTTATTTATTAACATGATAAGGCCATAGTCCACACAATTTCTGCATACCCACCATAACTTATCTCCTAAGAAATACTCATCTAAATATTCATTTTCATTACAAATCATACAATTACTACTTCCCATTATACTTCCAACTCCTTCGCTTTAAATGCGGCTAATCTAATGGCCTCCCTCGCACTAGCAGTAATACTAGCGGCTAAATCTACATCAGCCCAACCAAATCCTTGAAACGCAAGAACGCCATAGAAAGAACTCATTAGGCGTTTCACGGCCATTTGATTATTATACCACTTTTGATATTCTTCTTTGTTGTTTGCACTCCTCATTCTTTTCTTGTAGTCATTTCTTAACTCCCTTAGTTCAATTACTGCTCTAGGTAATACTCCTAATTCATCTGTGTTGTAGTATAGCATTTGTGTTTGTTTGACTTCGCTAAAATCTCTAGGAGTTAGAATATTAACTCCAAAATCTGTAGGTTCTTTTGACTTAGTTTCCCAAGATATATTTCTAGCCATCATCATACTAGGATATAGTTGAGCAAAGTCAAATGCCGCTACATTGAGATGTAAGCCATTAGTATTCTCACTAAGCGGGTCATAAATCATAGCCCCTTGATATTCTCTTCTATCAGCACTTTTGATACCTGTTGGTGCTTTCCACCAAGCATTTCTCATAAAGTAAATAGAACCCATGTGTGAAGCATAAAAGCAAGCCTTGAAAGGTGCTTTTAGTAATCGTTGTAATGATATTATTGCTTCACTACAATAGTTTGATTCATCTATTCTAACTAAGAGTTCTACATCTACTAAGGCATAATGTAAGTATGCTTCTGTATCTTCTAGCCATGCTCTACGATAAAATTCGTTAGGGTCTTCAAACTTAGTGTCCATTACCTTTCCTTCATCGAACAATATCTTAGAAACATAGTCAAGACTTAGCGAGGGTAGTGTTCCTCTTTGTGAATCATTCCATTGTCTTTCAAATGCTAAGTCTAAGTTAAGAGTTAGTCTTCCACCAATAGGTTGTTCAATAGGTGAATAACCATCTTGTCTCTTAAAACTACAACCTTTCTTAAGTTGCTTAACTCCATCTATCTTATGATAAGGCGACATAACTAAAGGATTCAAACCTAAAGCACATGCTCTATCTAATAACTTAGGCAAGTCAAACTTAAGACCAAACCACGCAATTAACATATCGGGGTCTTTAGCAATCATAGTTCCCATAAAGTGTTCTATCATTTCTTTTTCAGTATTAAAAATAAATCTAATTCCTGTATGTTGATAGTCGGATGTATCAAAAACAGTATCTAATGGCGTATCATTTGGAAACCACGCCCACTGATAGTATTGCTTATCCCAATTATCATACACTACAATAGTAGTAATGCAACCATCATGTTCTCCACTTTGTTGCCATTCCATATCCCAATACCACTTACGCATAGTATATTCGGGCATTTCATCTAGTTCATCAACTGCATATCTAAATGTATAAGGCACATCAGCCTCATATGTTTTGGTAAAGACTTGCCTAGCACCAGTTATGTCATATGATTTTTCAACATATACTCTTTTTAGTGATTCGCCTTCTAAGTTTTTCCAATCCCCTTCTTCGTATTCAAATTTACCCTTAGTATATTTATTCAAAGAATAAGTTGGTATTTCTTTTTCATCTGCTAAAACATAGAAGTATGGTCTAAACTCTATTTCTTCGCTTTTCTTTACTCCGTTTTCTCTCCAAGATTTGTATATTGTATTTCCATTTTTATTACTAATTATCATTTATATTCCTCAATTTGCTAAGTGTGGTGCTTTAATCAAAAGTTTATTCTCCGATATAATCAACAACGGAAAATCGTCTTTAACATAGAAGTTAATCATTTCATTGTCAAATAATACATGAACAGGGCTAGAGAAATCTAGCGTTGCCGATTCCCCAATGCTATTTTCTAAGTCAATAGAAGTTTCAAACTTATTTGAGTTGTTAGTAGCACTAGACATTGATAATTTATTCTTATCATGCTCATAGTTTAAGTGATAAATACCACTACCAATCAACTCACAAAGTTTCATGGTTTCACTAAATGTATTAGAGTCCAACTGAAACGCACCTTCAAACTTTGATTTGTTAAACTCAAATAGAGTTTCTAAGTTTTCTTCAAAGTGTGTGTCTAATACATACTGACCCATACGATTCAATGTGTCCATGTTAGGGTGATTCGCAATAGTAGGCTGTGAAAGTTTACTGTTGTTGTTTGTCATGGTAATAACATCATCACAATTTACTACTACATCACCGCTAAACTTCTTTAGGTATTTTAACAACTCTCCTGTTTCACCTACAACAATTCCATCTTTTTCTCCTTCAACTGTTAAATCAACTTTAACTATCAATGAATTAATAGTGTCGCAGTTCCACAAACTCAATGTATTATTGAATAATTTAGCATAGAAATACTCTACTAAACTACTATTAGTTAGACTTGCACCATTGAAGTATTTTCCTTTCAATTGTATATCTGTTAGTGCTTTAACTAAGTCTTTTGCATCTACTGTAAATTTCATTCTTCTTCACCTTCCCAATCTTCTTCATCGGGATTTAGTATTTCAATGTCATAAACATCATACCCAATGGCCGTAGTATCATCAAAATCCCATGCTTTTTGTTCTGCTTCTTCTTCCGAATTTGCGACAACAATGAATGTAAATTCAACGGTTTTCTTTATCTCATATTCTTTCAAATTAATCCCTCTCTCAATTCTTTAATTCCATTCCATGTAATATTAGGTGGCGTTCCTTGCCTTACTGTCCACTTAGAACCAACGAGTTTACCGTTTGTTCTACTACCCATAAGTTCAGCAAAGAAATGGGTTTCGCCCTTTACTTTCTTTTTTGAACAATAGATTTCTTGTTCAAGTTTACCGCCCCATTCTTTCCACATAGGAATCATACCAACGGCTACATTGTCCAAATATCTTTCAGTTTCGTGGGTAATAAAAATACAATCGCAATTTAGATTGTAAATTGTTTCTAATAAATAATAGAACAATTTATTTCTATTACCATATTGAAACGGCATAATTTTTGTCACGACTCTAGGATTAGGATTGACTTTTAGCATACAAGCGTCTAGCCAAGTATCTACTCCATCAATAACAAATATTGGGTTTTCACCGTTCTCAATTGCTTTCTTAGCGTGGTCTACAAACTGTAGTGAATTATCTTCACTTTGGTTAATATCAATAATATTATCTTTATTCATAACAATAGGACAGAATACTTCTATTCTTTCCGTTGCGTCATGGTGTTGATACCAAGTAGATTCAACTCCTCTATCCCAATCTAAAACAAATATCTTCCTATCGGGGAAGTCTAACGCTAAACCAGTTTTACCTGTTTTTGGTTCACCCCAAATACCTAATACCATTCTTGATTTCTTGCTCTCTCTCTTTTGCTTTAGTAATTCACTAAACTTTATTTTTTCTTTTCTAAAACTCATAATTTTCACCTATCTCATTTTTTTCTAATAATAATTCTGTT